TAAATTTTGTACCCCAAAAGCCTTCACTATAGTTGCCCACTCAGGGGCTGCATCTAAAAGTCTACGCGCCTTGGTAGGGCCTATGGTAGGACAGCCTGCGTATCCATCTGTGCTGTCTCCCACTAATGTTTGATACATGTGATACCAATCAGCTTCCCGCTTAGTAATCTCCTGCACCCCTAGCTCCGGGTGGTTCTGGTTGTATAGATAGCAGGGTATAGTCTGCATATCCTTATCTACTGAAACTATAATCTTCTTGTGACCTGCATGGAACATAGGGTCTGTTGCCCACACCCCCAACAGGTCATCAGCCTCTAGATCAAGAACCACCTTGCCGCTCCACTCAGTCAGCAACTCTTCCCGCAAACAGGGCAAACCTATGGGCTTCCTGCTCTTCTTCCTGCCTGCTTTATAAGCAGGGTCTATCGTGTTCCTGAAGTTAGTCTTTGAGGAGAGAGCTACCAACACCTTGTCAGCTTCCAGAGCTATCGCCAGTGTCTCTATCTCTGCATTCATCATCTTCTTCGCCTTGCGGGTGTCAGTGTGGAGTGACCATATGTCATCGCCCCAATCTATGGCTTCCTCCGCACCGGACGCATGTTTGTAGGCGACTATGTCACCATCTAATAATAAAATTTTCATGTTAGCTGCTTGTTAACCCATTCAAAAACCTTTGGGTTGTGACGCCACACCGTGCAGAGGCCTGTTGAAAGCCTCGCTGTTGTCTCTTCTTCATTCGTTGTATCCACAATGCCCATGACATGGTTGATGGTATGAATCAGTTCGTGGATGAACGTATCCACAACAGTTTTTCTGGGGTACTTGGTGACGATCTGTATGACACACTCATTTAAGTCCACGTTGCCGTGGTCTTCGCCTGTTGTCACCCACTCGACCTTAAAATCCTGATTGAGGATGGCGATCTTAGTGGGTCTCCTTGAGGAGGTTCCACCTTTCTTTGTACTTTTCATACCGACTCTGCCTCGTCTTGTGAACGCAAATCCAGCGACGATCCAACTCATTCCAAGGGATAACAAAGGTCTCCTTTAGTGGGATGATGTGGGCCAACAAGATAGAGAAGCCCCCAACTTTAGGAACCTCCACCCTGCAGTACCCCCCTTGACTCCCTTTAAGCTCTCCCCCTTCTTCCCACCTGTTAGGCTTGCTTACAGCGGCTGCTGATCTCACCTGTATCGTATTGATTATCCCGTCCCACTCAGTGATGAAGTCATAGCTGGTGGAGAGTATCGGGTCAGATACTAGGAAACCCTTTCCTAATAGGATCGACTTTAATAATAATTCTACTGCCACTCCAGTTGCCTCATTTCTAATGTGTTTCTGCCCAGTTGCCTCCGATTCTAGCTTCGCCGTCGAGGGGACAGTTGAAGCCCAGCGATCTTCCTGCCTGTCGGATTGATTCGACTGCCTCTTCTGCAACCGACCCAGATATGGCAGGTCGTGCTTCGGTTTGAAATTCATCATGTACGTGCGCCACCAATCCCCAATCTTTCCCATGAATATACCCTTTCTCTGTCAGTGTTGCGTATAGATGGATGGTGGCCTGCTTCATTACAACAGCACCCGCTGACTGTAGCAGCGTGTTCAATGCAGAATGCTCCGAACGTATATATAATTTCCTGCCATCTACCCCTTTCAGGTATTCTCTAGACTGCAAGGTGTTTGCAATGCAAGACTTTAATTGAGCCAAGGCTGGCAGTCTGCTTAGGAATGTCTCTTTGATTTTCCTGCCTGCTGCCCTCCCCTTTCCAATGATTTCTCCAATTTTCGCGTCTCCCGCTCCATAAAGGAAGGCGTAAATGAATGTCTTAGCAGCATCCCTACTCGGAAGGCCAGCCGCTTTCTGATTTTCCACATGTATATCACTCTGTAGAAGTTTCTGAGTATACTCCCCTTCATCGTAAGCATGTAAATAATGGGCAAGACAGCGTAATTCTAAGCCACTCGCGTCACAGCCGATAAGACTATACCCTTCTGAGGCTTTGAAAAGACTTCTACACTCCTCCCCATAGGGTGATCCAACCCGTGGGACTTGGGCCATGTTAGGGGAAGAGTGGGTACAGCGTCCCGTCACAGCACCGTTGGGATTGACCCTGCCATACAGTCGACCCCCTTTCTCCAGCTTCAGCCAAGCCTGTTGCCCCTCGGCAAGCATACCCATGCGTTTCACCAGCAGTAAGTACTCGTTCAGCATGGTCACCGCTTCGCCCTCCATCCTGAGCTTGCTCAGTACAGCCTCGTCAACCTTGGGCTTGCCTTCATTTGTAAACTCACTAGGCTTCCAGCCTAGCCGCTGCAATCTGTCAGCGATATGATCCCTACTTCCGGGGTTGAAGGGTATCTCCTTGGTCTTCAACGGCCCCTTAATGATATCCTTATCCCTGAACCCAGCAGCCTTAGCAGCCTTCTTTGTTTCAAATAAAGTATCATCAGCCAGCCACATGTGGGACTTCATGTTGACCACATCAGGGGTAAACATCTCGTTCAGCTTCTCCTTCAGTTCCAACTTCCTGCAGGATAACTTTACATAAAGATCACGTGCCTTGGGGATGTCGAAGGAGAACCCTTGCTGCTCCATCTGGCTCGTACATTCAGCAAACTCATGCTCCAAGGTAAGACATGTCGTGTCCCACCCCTCGTTGTGTAGCTGTTGATATAGGAGGTAGGTCACCTCTGTATCCTGCACACAGTAAGTCAGCATCCCTTCGCTGTAGTGGTCGTACCCATACTCCTCAAGGTACTCCCCCTTGTGACAGCCAAGCCGGTAACCCCAAGCCTTCAGCGAGTGGGAGCCTGTCAACTTAGGCGGCATGAACTCCGACTTCAGGTTCCTCAGTCGATCCTGTTCGCTTAGGTTTGTGTGAATCAAGCGGGACATCACCAAAGTATCTGTAACCTTTGGCATGTCCTGATCGTTCAAGTAACCCAGCTGTCTCAACGCTGGCAGGTCATAGCTGATGATGTTGTGACCTATGATCTCATCAGAGGACATGAGGTACTTCACCCCCTCGACAACCTCATCAGGCCCAAAGGTTTTCACAACACCTTCATCAGCATCTCGGCACACGATGCACCACAGTTCAGAGATGTCATCCAGAAGACCGTCAGTCTCTATGTCAAAAATCACCCGACGCATCTTCGTTCCCTTCCTCTGGTATTTCTATGGCCTCCTTGAGCCTTCCGGTATCCTCTTCAAATTCCAGTGTGGTTCCGATTCCGTTCCTCCCACACCACCGATTCTTCAACACACGAACCGTAGTGAACTTACTAACAGCAGGGTCTTGTTGGTTTCTCTCCAAACCCAGAACCATATCGGATAACTGTGCGATACCTGCACTCCCTCGCAGCTGTGCCAAGGAAGTCCTTGCGCCCTCTTCATGTCCCCGTCCCTCCGGTCTCTTGAGATGACTCACCAACACAAGAGCAAACCTCAGTTCCTCAACGATACTCCTCAACTTGGTCATGGTGTTGTCAATCATGCGACGTTCATCACCGCCCTCCATCCCAGAAACCACGATGGACAAGTGATCCAAGAAAATAATTTTGCAACCTACTCCGGTTACTAAATATCTTATTTTTGATAACAGGTTGGCTTCACCCATCGATCCCCAATGATCATAGGTGTAGTACCTCCCACTGCCTACCGTAGCGTCAAAGGATTCCTTCATCTCACCCTCAGTGGCCTCTGCAGGGTTCAAGTAGATGGGCTTGTTTAGGTGCAGGCCCATGATCCCCAGTGCGGTGCGCTTGGTGGATTCCTCCAGTGCAATGTAGCCTACCGATTCTCCGGTGCGGATGAGGTGGTAAGCCATCTCCTTACACACTGCTGATTTGCCAATACCTGCACCAGCACACATGGTCACAATCTCTCCCTCACGCAGGCCCATAGTCATGTCATTCAGTTGAGGCCAAGGATACATGTGGGCAATCGAGACTTCCTCCTTAGTGAGGGCGTCCCACATGTCAGCACCACTTATGATACCGTCTGGTCTCCAAGCCGGGGCATTCCACATGGCAGTGATTAGCTCTGACCCCCTGCCTGCTACCAACATCTCATTGGCATCCTTCAGGGGTAGCTTGGCAATCTTCGCCTTACCTACAGACAACACCTGAGCGCAACTCTCTGCTGCTTCTCGTCCAACCTTGTCACTGTCGAACATGATGACAACATTGTCGAAAGACTCTAAGTATTCTAGGTTGTCCTTGAAGGCTCTCACTGCACCTGCTGCACCGTTTGGTATTGAAACAACGGGCCACTTGTTGTCCTGAAGCTGAGACAGAGACATCGCGTCAATTTCTCCCTCAGTAACGACAACTTGCTTGCTGTTCGCTCCACGTTGAAACAGCCATGAGCCATACAGGGGCAACTTGCCCTTCCCAACTTGGACAAAATTTTTGTCCTGAAATCTTACCTTGCTCACCACCTGATCATTGATCGTGTAGTTCGCTACCTGACAGGGTCGATCCTGATAAGTCCCTACTTGGTAATTCCAGAACTTGCAGGTCTGCTCGCTGATTTTCCGATTGGAGAGGGCGGTGTACCGAAGGTCTTGAAGACCGTCATGGTTCACATTCTGGGATACTGGTTTGGGAACTACTTCAGGGGAGTCGTAGTTCTTGTAGTGATGCTGACAGCTAAAGCAATAGCCATGTCCGTCATCATAGACGGCAACAGCATCCGAAGAGCTACACTCCCTGCATGGGGCGTGGTGGATGAAGTTACCCTGTTCGTTTTGGTTTTCTGTAGTCACTTTGTATTTTCTCTATTGATCCATCAAAGGATATTCGGTTTAGTTTCTCTCTGGTTTTAGCCGTTAATCTCATCCAAGTGAGTATTCCGGCACTCCCAACAAGAGTGTCGAGGTCAGTAATGGCAACCATTGCCTTCTTCCCGTCGAGGGTTTCCAGAATTGCGTGGGTTGCGCGGTAGGGTCGAATCAGAACCATGCTTTAGGTACTTTCTTACCACACCACATGAACCCGTGCTTCTCACACCACTCTGCGTAGGTGGTCTTTGACCGCTTGCTCAGCTTCCCTCTTGGATTCTGGAAAGCGAACCGGATGTCGATTTCAGGGTGCTGATCCCTTACCAATAGATGCTTCTTACGATCTTGTGGTAGGAACCTGCCCTTGGTCTCTATGAAGTACCTCTCCTCAACGTAGAAGTCAGGGAGGTAGTAATGCTCCTTGACGTAAGGGATTCGGAGGGGCTCGTAGGAGTATGGGACACCCATTGTTTCCAACAGATGCCCCATACTCTTTTCGAGTTTACTTTTGTACACAGGCATGGACAACACCCCAGAAATCTGGGCTGACTACAGACCTAAAAGTCTGAAGCGTTGCCTTCCGCTTGTGGCGCTTCCTGCTTTGTGGCCGCTGCAGGAGCAACTTTCGATTCATCTTCAACGAAGCCCTCTTCGATCTCAAAGCCCGAAGACGCTGAGTTCCCTCCGTTGTACTGAACCAAATCTAATACCTGTACAGCACGTAGGCGCAGCGTAATGCCACAACCAAACGAAGTGTTGTACGGGACAGCGTCGAAGCTGCACTTCCCTTCGGAACCGCTGCCTAGACAGGACTCCTCGGTGAGGGGCTGTAGCTTGGAGTCAAAAACTTGAGGCCTCTGATCGACCTGCTCACCAGTTTTTGATTTGAAACTCGGCTTCATCTTGAAGCGGAACTCTATGAATGAAACACCAGCATCATCAGTGACATTCTTCATCGGAATAGGTAGCACCTTTTCAGGTTTCTTTCCGGTGGTGGTTGTCACCTCATTGATGTGTTCATCCAAAAAAGATTCCAAGTCTCCTTTGAGCTTTGCTGCAGGGTCTCCCTGAAGACGAAGCTGCACAGTGTAAACACCGACAGAGTCGAATTTGGTATCGGGGGAGAAAAGATAAGGGAACATGAGAATGCCCCTTCCGGTAGTCATTTTATGGTTTTTCATCTCTCTTCTAAGGGACGCGTTGAGATGTGAAATTGGTCGATCTCGCGACGTCAGGAAGCAGCGTACCACATACTTGCTGGCATGTCAACCCCTAATACGGCCCCCATAGCACCTTTCACTGAATCTATGCAATTATCGCAGTCAATTGGTGGAATTGCATAGCAATCGTGCATGGTCTGGATGTTATCCCAACGTCTACTGTTTAGCACATGGTGCATGACTGCAGCATCATACATGTGAACCAAGTTGGCAGCTAGGGCTGTCCGAGCAGCACGTAGGTTCAGCCCCTCCTCCTCAAGGTTCAAGCGAGAGACAATCACCTCGTTGTTGACGGTGGTCTTCACTCGCTGAGACCTATACTTTTTGTAGTTATTTATCACAGTGAACCCACTGGGTGATTCAAACGAAACGACTTCACTCTTCTGCTTCATCTGAGTCTCGCGCAGGAATCGTAGTGGGGTCGGAGAGACATTGTTCAAGGCGAAGGAGTAGCTGTCTATGAGGTTGCGTATCTCCTTGTACAGGTTCCTTTGGAATACATCTTCGGGTAGCTGTACGTACCAGCTTACCACTGTCCGTTCTAAGCCATAGTAAGTGCCGCCGTACATCAGCTTCAGGGTCATGTTTTTTATCAGCTTGCGATCAATCATGGAGGCCCAGTGGAAGTTCTCTGGTCGTGTTGATTTTTTAAGCTGAAGCAGTAGCTCTTTCAGTATCTCCTCGTAGACGTCATTCGGTTCCTCACAATCAGCTACATTAGTCAGTCGCATCAGCTTTGAATCTTTATTAAGGCATCCTATAATTTGTAAGCCTGAAGCATGATGATCAAGGCGAACTGGAAGCCTAGTCTTGAATCCTATTCTGTCGGTCATCCACTGAGAGAACTCGAAACAGAAGGCAAGGAATTGGTAGGGTGATGTAGCGTCCTTCCACCACTTGAATGTCAGCGGGTCAGCTGCTACCTGCTTAATCTCTCGTTCATGGCTCAGTACCCACTCCTGCCTGTCTGTTAGCTTGCCTCGTACCCCGAAAGCGTTAGCCCCCCCAATCAGGAACCAATGCTCGCAACCTTTCACCCCGGTTGGTGTTGCGAACTGCAGCAGGCCTCTCGACAGATCAGAGCCTTGTGGGTTCAGGTATCTAGGTGCGTAGTAGAGCCTGCCCCTAAAATCAGCCTGAACAGGTAGGTGGAAAGCAGTACCAGTAAATCGCTTGGCTAATGACAATGTGTTATCGACACGTATCCGCTCAGGCAACTCCTTCAACCTGCTTGCATGGTATTTAGCTTGACACTGACGATACACTAGGGTATAATTAGTGTCCTTTAAGGCTTTCTTGTTGTTGACCGACAGTTGTTCACTCTCGTTTACCTTATTACTATACTCTATAACAGAAACCTTATAAAGGGACTCATTCACCCTAAAGGGAACCCTTTGTAGGGTGTTAGCAGCAGAGTAAAGTAAGCTGAAGTTGTCTGTTTTGTCGTATCTCTCATGTCCCTTAAAGAATTTCCAATGGATTTCTGGAGGAAACCTATAGCCTCCTGCTTCTAGGGATTTCCAATCATCAGGAATTTCTTTTGTCGGCAGGAAGAATGGAGATAGGTTCTCAGCCTTCTTGTTTACTCTCTCAATCCAATCGAATGCCTCTGGTGTAGGTAGCACCACGTATTCCCACCGATTTTTACTTATATTGCTCTTAGAATACTCAATCAGGCCTGTAGTTTGTCTGAATAGCTCGACCAAACTTAACCCTACGTGTGTTTTGGCCGTCTCGGAGGAGTGAGCCATCCAATCAGAGCCAAACTCAGCTATTGCAGCACGAACAGCATAGTTTCTCTTATATCCGTAAGATATCCGCTTACCTACGTTTTTAGACACCCCCCTCCACCATTTCGGGTGATTCCTCTTCAAGTACCCAAAATTTATCTCGTCAAATATTTTTTGTCCTACTTTAACAGCGATGGATACCCGTTTTTGTCTTACTGAGAGGGTATCTAGCAGGGTAATTAGGGTTAAATGGGCTATTAGTAGTGGTTTTAGGTCTTTTAAGTAGTCCCAATCGGCTATGTAGACTCCTGCCGCCTTGTTTTGGAGTGAGACCACGCCCTCAGTGAGTTTTTGAAGGGTTCGTTTGTAGATGAGTTTCCCATGAACGGTTTTTGATTCCGTTTTAGTTCTCTTTAGCTTGTCTAGTCGGCTTTTGAACCGAACTTTTCCCTCAATGATGCTCTCTTCCATAGGGCATACCAACAATGAT